CCAGAAGCAGAAAATACAAAAAAATTATTAGAAGAAAGAGGAATAAAATCAAGATCAACAAAACCATGTCCTAACTGTGGAAAAACTGGTGGTATAGTTGAAGCACAATCTAAAGATGATCCTGAAGAATGGTTTAGTATGGCAGGAACTGATCATAAAACAGGTGAAGATTTATGTCCAGAATGTGACAGAAAACAATTTGTCAGAGAAGAATCACAAAAAACTGATAATATAACAAAACCAATACCAGATGGTAAAGGTGGTAAAGGAGAATTTGATCACTGTGAATCAGTAAATCAAGATAAAGATGATCCAGCAGCCTTCTGTGGTGCTATTCAGCATAAATTAGAAAAGGCAGTTAATGAAGGTAATTTAGAATCACTTGAAAAGAATGGATTAGAGTTTTTTGCTACTAAGGAAGAATTGAATAAAGTATGTAGTGCTTGTGGTAAAACACTTGCAGAACATGGAGTTGTCAAATATGATCATTCTAATACACAAGGAGATCAACATGGTATGTATAATCAAAATACAGGTAGAGAAACTTGGGTAGGTCAAGGATTACCACAGCCAAAAGTAGAAGGTAAGGATGATAACCCCACTGAGAAGGATTTACCTATCAATGCAGATTCTAGATTAAAGAAAGATTCTGAGGAGTTAAAAAGTAAAGCTAAAATGGCTAAATTAAAAGTTACAATAATGACTACTAAAACTGAAGAGAATATGATAGGTGCAGGACAAAGAGGATTAGGACATGACCATGGTTCTGTACAGGGTAGTGGACAGTCTCATCAGATTACTGAAGTGAAAGATGATGAAAAATTAGAAGAATTTAAAAAAGCAACAAATGCATTAGGCAGACTTTTATCACAAATGGGTAAAAGACCAAAGAAAGAAAAAGATGTTATGTATGATGAAGAGAAAAAATCAGGCTACGTGACAGAAGATGGTAATAAAAAAACTGGTGATTTAGAACGTGGTGATGAATCATCTGTAAAACCTGTAGAATAAACAATACTTATATACTCCTTATATAAAGAATATACAATAACATGGCTCACGAAGAAGATTCCAAAGAAGTGCCTAAAGAAGCAGTACAAGCTTCTGAAGAGGACAAAGAAGAAAAAGAATCAGAACGAGAAGAGACCGAGAAAGCATTTTCAACAGTCAAATCTAGTCTTGATACTTTAACTGATGTTGTCCAATCTCTAGCAGAGACACAAAAAAGTGTTTCAGAGACAATTGGTAAATTTGACGGCAGACTTAAAGCATTAGAAAAACCAACTGACCTTCCCCTAAGCCCAAAAGGCAATGCAGGTGGAGATGACGTAGGTGCTGATGTTAAAGTACCAGACACCTATCAATCAAACTCTAGACAAGTAGGTTTAGATTCTGATAGAAAGGAAGTCGATGGTGCAAAGAAACCTCAAGCAGACCAAGGAAAACTCTCAATGCAAGAGAAGTCAGAAACAGAAATGGTTCAAAAATCTGAACATACCTTTTCTACTGAGACTCCAAGACCAAATGCAGCCCTAGAAAATGTTGATAAATCTGCACAAGATTTCTCACCAATTTTGAAAGATGCACGTTCACAAGGTTTTGAAGGTTTAGATCAAGTAGCAAGAGACATCTTGAAAGGTAAATACTACAAACCAACTGAAGAAGAGGTCGGACAGTGGTAGATATGGTTCAAATAAAAACTATTGACGAACTCGAAGCACTCTATTATGGATACAATCGTAACCTGCTAAGAAAAGCAGATGCACCAATCACAACCTCCACAGCTGGCGTTTTCAACGCTATTTATGGGGCTTATGCATGGGCGCAACTCAACTTAGAAGCCAACGCATTTGGCATCCTTCCAAAATATCCTTGGGATAAATCTGGATGGAGGGTTATAACAGCAAAGCCTACACTGGCAGCTAATTCCAATCAATCGGCATTAGGTGGTACTGTGGAAGGTGGAGTTATTGCAGATACAATCAAACCAGCACTTCAAGAAATTGATGTAAGACCAAAGACAGCACAATTACCATTTAGTGCTTCAGAGGTTATGGAATGGTTAGCAACACACTCAAAAGATGACATTTGGGGTGGACTTGGTTCACTTCGATTGTATATGGCTGTACAACACAAAGAATTCCTAAATAGAATGCTCTTAGCTGACGTAGAAGCAGAAGCAGCAGGTGCAAGTGGTGCAAACACAGGATCAAAAGACTTCGAATCCCTAGATAGAATCATCTCCAGCGATGCTGAAGAAGATGCACTAGGTGGTTCACACGCAAATATGTATGATCCTTGGGCAGCAAACGCAACAATTGACAGAGACAGTGGAACTGATTTCGACTGTACTGTTGAAAGTGCATCTGGTACAATTGGTACAAACGGTGTTCTTACTGATGATACTCTAAGAACTTTCTTACGAAAGATTAGAATAGCAGCAGGTAAAGATCCAAACGTATTCTTGGGTTCACACGAAGTCTATTCAGAGATTCAAGGTCTATATATGCCTTCTGTCAGGATTCCAAATCCTTACGGAGAATCATTGGTGCAAATCGATGTTAATGGTATTCAGACCTTCCGAGGAACTGGTGTAGGTATTCACGTTGACTCAATCTATGGAATTCCATTTATTCCATCCAAAGATGCTCCTAGCAACGCTAGTGATTCATCTGAAGTAGGAAGACTATTCGCATTAGATACATCTGATGCAGAAGGATATGGATATCCAAGAATCGGAATTCAAATTGCAATTCCAACAGAATACTACGAAGCAACACGCAGAAGTCCAGCATACCCATTCGTAAACAATGCATTTGTTGAGAAAGGTGTATTCAGAACTATGGGTGAAACCGTATGTCGCCACTTCAAATCACAAGGCAAGATTAGAGATATAAAGCTTTAGAAATAGAGCAGGGTTATCATAATCTAAAAAAAATTCCCTTTTTTTCTTTATTTTAATACTTATATAGGTGATACTATATAAAAATCTATGGCAGTAACAGTTAGTTCATCCGACTGGACAGCAGCTAATGTAAGAAAAACACTATCTTTTCAAGCAGCATTAGTTTCAAAACTGCGAATATATAAGGTCAAAGTCACTGCTGGTGGTTCTGATGCTTATGCAACAAATGGAGTGTCAGCTGACCTAAAAGAGGGAAGAATTTCTACACTCGTTTCAGTGATTCCTGAATTTACAGATTCACTATACAAAGTAGAATATGACAAGACAAACCAAAAAATCAAACTCTATTCCGTTGGTGGTTCAGCAGGTGCAGTATTTGCAGAAGTAGCAAATAGTACATCAATTGCTAACAAAGTATTCGAGTTTCTAGTCATAGGCTACTAGAGTCCAAAATAGCCGACTTTTTTTTCTTAAAGTTTATATATGACAAGTAGATTAGATACTTCATGGTAGAATTAAATCATAATGTAATATCCTTTAATTCCGATACAGCTATTAAAGCATCTCATGGTGTTATTGTAGCAGTATTCTGTACTAAAGCAGGTTCTAGTGGAGCAAAACTAGTATTGAAGAATGGAGGTTCAAGTGGAGCAGTAGAATTCACTATATTTGGAGAAGCAGTGGCTAATTACCAGAATATCAATAGAAGATTTGAAGAAGGTATATATGCAGATATCACTGGTGCAGCCGAATGGACAGTAGTATTTAAGTAAATTTATATACGAACTCAGTTATTAATAATCATGGCTACGACATACTGCACTGTATATGATGTTGCTGATTTTCTCAGAATTCCTATCACTGCTAATACAACACCAAACAAATCTCAGGTTGAAAAAATCATTAATAGGAAGGAAGCAGAAATAGACAGAAGAACAGGTCATGCATGGAGATCAACGAAAGTTACAAGAGAGGTACATAGTTTACCTTTACTTTATACATTTGGTTGGGGTACTCCAGTATTTTTACATCATAGAAACATATATGAACTTGATGGTTCAGCAGGAGATAAAATAGAAATATGGGAAGGAGCTTCATCTTCTTGGTCAAATATTTTAGGAAGTGATCAATGGTATGATATAGAATATGAGTATGGTACAATTCATTTAAGAGGTTTTATATTTTCAATTTTAAGAAAGAATAGAGTTAGAATTACATATAGATATGGTGGTGAAGAGTTTGCTGGTGACACAGTAGTACCAGATGATATTAAAGATGCTGTCATCAAACTAACTGCTATTGATCTTATGAATACATCTTTCAGAATGGATGAGATACCAACTGGTGGTATTGCGAGTGTAGGAGAAGCTAAAAGAATGTGGCAAGAAGATGTGGAAAGAATGATAGAGAATCGTAGAGAAGTATTTGTTATCCCATAATGAAGTTTATTCCAATTGCTAAAGATGCAAAAGCATTAGTAAAAAAAATGTGGACTGTAACAAAACAGTTTTTTAACAAAGAAGGTTATGAACCTGTTCATGATCTTTACAAAGGTTTTGGAGTAGTAACACCAAAAGGTATTGTTTGGGTACCACAGCAAATTATGGATGAGTCTGATCAGTTTGATAAAACATTGGAATGGATAAGAAGTAATGCTGGTAATCCTAGAGAGTGGTTGTATGAAGAACCAGATGATGAGATTATTCAAAAAGGTACTGTTAGACAAGATAAAGATCCATTACCAGAATATTATGAAGGAGAAGTTTTACCTGCACAATCAAAACCAAATATATCAAAATTAAAAGAATGGATTCGTGAAGTAAAGTTCCAAAATATGTCTCCCATAGATCTAAGAATGGAATATAATAGAACAAAAGGTACCACTAGTGATGCTGCATTAACTGGAAGACAATATGAAGCATTAGTAGATAGTATAGCATATAAGATATCAAGAAAGATATGGTATGTAGGGAGAAGAAGTGCTAATGAAACAGATCATCAATTCAGTGAAAGGACAAAACATATGAGACCAGTTATGGGTTCATATAGTCCTAATGAGAATTGGGATAGTGGGTTTCCATATGATGAAACTTACTCATATGTAGCAGGGGATGTAGAAGGTTATGTAGAAAAACTTAAGAGAGGGGACAAGGTAAGTTGGTAATATGGGTACAATAACATATACTGCATTAGATGACCTAATAGCATTACTTCATAATAATTGGGGTGGTTCAGGAGATGCAGGAAGAGAACCAGTATTTGAAAAATCTTGGGAAAGAAGATCTGTTGGTTTTGGTAGTGATACAAGAGAAGTTGTATTTCTAACCCCACGACAAGAAAATATACAATATTTTGGTTTATATGGAAGTAATTTTTTTCATGATTTATCAGTTGATTTAGATATTAGATCATACTATACTGAGGATAGGCATAATGAAATTGTGAAAGAGGTATTAAGAATCATAAAGGCTAATATAAGAGGTTCAACCACATTCCCTTATACTGATTTAAGAGTTATGTCTTCTTATTCTAGAAGTGAACTTATGCGTAATATGTATAATCATATCATAACAGTATCATATAGGAAGACAGATCCTTAAGAATATTTATATACTAACAAAGCCAACTAAAAACAATGGTTCGTACAAGTGCAAATGCATATGTAAGATATGGATTTGAAAGTGCTTTTGCTGGAGGAAGTGGTTCCCCTACAAATTCATTCGGTTTGAAAACAGCAGTTACTGGATGGACAATAACCACTAATAGAACAGCTTTAGCTAAATTAGGTCAAGTTGAACCTGATACATTTGCATATGGACAACAACAGGGTACTTTGAGTTTAGGGTATGTTTTGGGTGATACAACATCTCATAAAATTTTTCAGGCTATATATGGTGAAGGAACAGATGGAACACCAACATCAACACAGATATATGGTGGAACAACAGCAAACAGTGCAACAAAGACATTAACAGGAAATACTTTATCTGTTGAAATAGGAGCAGACTTGGAAGATGCAAATTCAGTAAGAACATTAAAAGGTGGAGTTTTGAATACTTTAGCAATATCAGCATCAGTTAACGATGTTGTTAATTGTACAGCAGATATTACTTACGGAAAAGAAGATGCACCATCTACATCATTTTCAGCAAATAATGTACCAGCAGAAACTTCACAACCATTTACATTTGCTCATGGTGAATTAAAAATTGCTAATGGAAGTAGTACAGCAGTAGTAGCAGAATTACAAGAAGCAGATATTAACTGGACACAGAATGCTGAGATGTTATATACTCTAGGTGATAACCAAGGAAAAGATGCATATAAACGAGTATTAGAAATTACAGGAAGATTCAGAGCATCATGGAAAGATAATAATAAACTAAATGCATTGATTAATCAAATGAAAACAGACAATGGTGGTACTTCAAGAGACCATAAAGAAACATGGGGAGATGCACATACTGGAACTCCAGAATTTAAATTAACATTTGCAACAGGTGATGGTAAGTCTATTACAATTGAATTATCAGGATTGAGTTTCATGGATCATAGTATTTCAGGTATGGAACCAGTTGAACCTTTATTCGAAGAACTAAACTGGCAAGCAAAATACTGTAAAGTAACAGCAGTACCAGCATAAACATTTATATAATACAGTTATCGTATTACTTTATGGCAGTAAAATCCTTCAAGATAAAGATCGGTGGGAAAAAAGAAGTAATTGAATATGAAGATGATTTAACTTTTGGAGAGATTGAAACTATTCTTTCACGTAATATAGATTTAACAGATCCATCAAAACCTAAAGTAAACATTCCACAATACAGAATGGATATACTTTGTAAGGTTATAAAGACAGCACCATTTAAGACTGGTGATGCTGTAACAATAAGAAACCTAAAATCGGCTACAGTCACTGAAATAATCTCAGGAGTGATGAAGGACTACCCTTTAGGGAAGTTCTTGCAGGAGTGGGTTATGACATTCGCAGGCTCTCTGGACGAGAACGAGAACGATATGACATCTACTACTTCCTAGCATCAGAGTTTGGCTGGGATAAAGCAAAGGCAGATAGACAACCAAAATCATATATACATAGATTAATTCAGATTCATAATGAACAAATGAGAGAACAACAGAGACAGCAGGCTATATCAAGGAATCAGATGAAGAAATCTTTTTAAGCATTAATGATTTATAATACTCATGGCAGATTTTGGTGGAGATGACTTCATTAGAGAATGGGAAAAATTCTATAAGTTACTAAAAAAGAGTAATATAACTACTGAGAAAGCAGAAGCACAGTTACGTGACTGGGAAAAAGTATTAGGAAAAATGGTTCAAGCAAGTCAAAAACATATGCAACAGGAAGAAGCAAGAAATAATAATTTACAAAGATGGGCTAAACAACAGAAACTATTACACGCGAAAGAACAGTCATTACAAAAACAGAAAAATCTAGATGCAATACAACAGATTAAACTACAAAGTCAATCAAGAACTCTTCATAACAAAGAGATGAGTGCAAGGCAAGATGATTACTTTAGAGGGGTAAGAATGAATCAAAGAATGCGTCAATCACATAATGAATTTAATGATGCTATGAATCTTGTTACTGGTAATCTATTTAGTTGGTTTCCATTATTAGGAAAAGGAGTTAATAAAATGGGAAAAACCATAAAAGGTGTTGCAGATTATAATGACAATATGAAAGATTTACAAGATGAGTTAGGTAAAAAATTAAGTGATAGTATTGGTGCTAAAGGAACTGCTGGTGAAGGTTCAGCTAATAAAGCATATCAGCAGGCTTTTGAAGAATTAAGAAATTATATGGATAGTCCACAAGGAGTATTTGGAAAAATACAAATAGGTAATTCAAAACTTTCTGATATACTAGGTGGTGCTAAACAATATTTCAGTAAGCATAAGATGGGTTTAATGTTTGGTGTTGGTGCATTTGTAGGTTTAGTTGCAGTTCTTAAAAAAGCATTAGAAGTTTCTCCTATGTTCCAGCAAATGTTAAAACTTTTGAACTTTGGTATTATGATGGTGTTAAGACCTATAGGTGATTTCTTTGGTTTCTTAATGAGACCTATATTAATTGCATTAATGAGATACTTTATCATACCTTGGTTTAGAGTTGCATATCCATTCTATAGAAAATGGGGAGATACATTAGGTAAATTCTTCTCAGGTGAAGCAGGTATAGAAGAAGTTGCAGACTTAGCATGGGAGTCATTAAATACAGGTATAGGTCAATTAGCAGCAATAATAGGAGTTGGTGGAACAGTAGGATTGATTTATTCATTAAAAAAATTAGTTGAAGGAATTAACATTGCAAAAGCTGTTCTAAAGGGACAAGTTCCACCTGCTAGTAGTAGTGGTGGTAATAGTGGTGGTAATAGTGGTGGTAATACAAGTAGTAACACAAAAACTTCATCTACTGGACAACCACAAACACCTAAAGGTAATGTACTTCCTAAAGCAGCTCAAGGAGCTGTAACTGCGAAAAATGTAGGTAGCGCAGTACCAGCATCAGCTAACACATTAGATAGATTAAAAGCAAAGGCAAAGAAAGATTTTTCAAAATTGCA